ATAACAGGGGTAGGTATTGGAAGTAACATTACAGTATCTAGTGTTACAGCAGGAGCAGCAGGTAATTTTACTGTAGAACTGTCTAGTAACGTAACTGTAGCAGATAACCTAGCTTTACAGTTTACTTTTAAAACTACTACATTTGCAATAGATGGTATAGTAGGAACTATACAAACAGGTATGGAAATTGTTGGCACTGGTATACCAAGAGGTACAACAGTACAAGCTTTTTCATCACCTAACATTACAATAGGTAGTGCTGCCGATACTTTATCTTTAGTGCTTGCAGATGATACCGCATTACAATTTAAAACAGAATATACTATCGGTTCTAGTATAACATTCGATGATGATGACAATAGAGCAACAATAGCTATATCACCCACTCTTGTTACTTCACCTGCTAATGGTGATGAAGTAGAGTTTACAAGTACAACTACTAAACATCTTACAATAGGTTGTGGTGTATTTCTTGACTCAGTTATTGTAGCTAGAAACGAAAGTTTAATTAAAACATCTGGTACTGGATACTCACTTGTAAATGTACCTGTATATGGAACAGTACTTGTAAATGGTGCATCACAAACAGGTTCTAGTTTAGATGTAGATGGATTAACTTCTACCCCACAAATAGGTGATGTATTTAAAATTGCAGGTGTTGACAAAATTTACACCTTAACTGCAACACCAACAGTTAATGATTCAGGTGAAGCTACTTTAGCTATAGATCCAGCTTTAGCAAGTTCTCCTGCAAATAATGCTGCATTAACTTTTTTAAGTACGTCAAGAGAAAATGCTGGTAAAACTAGATTTTCTAGGTATAACTATACGGGATCAGAAAAAATAGCCATTGTTGATGGCATTAATAAACCTGCAGTATACGATGGATCTTTATTTACAGCATTAAATAGTGCGCCAACAGATGTAAATGCAGCAGAGTTTGTAGTAAATTTTAAGAACCAGTTATTTTTTGGTAAAAATCATTTATTAACTTTTACTGCACCTTTTACAGATAATGACTTTACAGCGGCTAATGGTTCTGGTACAATATCTGTAGGAGCAAACATTACCGGCCTAGTTGTATTTAGACAGCAACTTATTATTTTTACTGAGACATCTATATCTCAACTAACAGGAAATACAATAGGTGACTTTCAACTACAACCAATAACTACAGATATAGGTTGTGTAGATAAAGATACAATACAAGAGGTCGGTGGTGACATAATGTTTCTTGGTCCAGATGGCCTAAGACTTTTAAGTGCTACAGAAAGACTTGGTGATTATGGACTAGGTGTTGTATCTAAAACAATACAGAAAGAAGTAACAGATTTTATTACAGCTAATACTTCTTTTACTAGTGTAGTCATACGTGACAAATCACAATACAGAATATTAGGATACAATAACAATATTGGACAAGCAAACGCTCAAGGCATACTTGGTACACAGATGGCAGGTCAAGGTGGCGAGGGAATGTCATGGGCAGATATAAGAGGTATAAGAGCATACGTAGCAGATAGTAGGTTCTTTCAAAATGCAGAAACAATTGTATTTGCAAATGATGATGGATACCTATACCAGATGGAAGAAGGTAATAGTTTTGGGGGTAGTAATATCCAAACTACTTTTGCTACACCTTATATGCCAATCAATGATCCAAGGGTACGTAAAACATTTTACAAGATGTTTTTGTATACTGATCCACAAGGTAGTGTTTCGTTTGACGTAAGTTTAAAACTAGACTTTGACCAAAAAAATAGTGTACAGCCTACAAAGATTGACTTTAATAACGCTACAGGAACTGTTGCATTTATGGGTCAGGCTACATATGGATCAACAGCGGTGTATAGCTCTAAACTAAAAACATTATTTGAAACTCAAATTATAGGATCAGCATTTGTCGTATCTTTACAGTATACATCGGATAGTACAGATCCACCATTTTCTTTAGATGCTATAACATTAGAATACGCTACAAACACGAGAAGGTAAAAACATGGGAACAGGCTACACACGTAACGATACAGCAAACAACATTGCTGACGGTAACGTTATTAACGCTGCTGACTTTGATGGTGAATATGACGCTATCGAAGCTGCATTTAATTCTTCCAGTGGTCACACACACGATGGTACTGCTGCAGAGGGTGGTGCTATTACAGTTATTGGCCCTGCCCAACAGCTAGTAGCAACATCTACAGCTATTAACCCCAGTACAAACGCAGGGTTAGATTTAGGCACATCATCACTACAATTTAAAGATTTGTATGTTGATGGAGTTGCTTATATAGATACTTTTAGTGGGGATATGTCTATCGACACTAATAATAAATTACAGTTTCGTGATGCAGATTTATCTATTAGTTCTACTGCAGATGGTCAACTAGATGTTGCAGCAGATACTACAGTAAAAATAGATTCTCCAGAAGTTATAATGACAGATGACGTAAGATTGCAGAGTGATGCTGCTATTCTTACATTTGGTGCAGATGATGATGTTAAACTTACACACGTAGCTGATACAGGAATTGGTGCAACAGCTGCTAGTGGTTTTCAATTACTACTACAAACATCAGACATATCTGTAGACAACGGTAATACTATTGGTAAGATTAGTTTTAATGCCCCACTAGAGGATAGTGGATCAGATGCTATACTTGTAGGTGCAGAAATTGATGCAGTAGCAGAAAATAACTTTGGTGCTGCAGACAACTCTACTGCCCTTGTATTTAAAACAAACACTAGTGCAACAGCTACAGAGCGTGTACGTATTAAATCAGATGGTGATGTAGTATTTAAAGGTGCAGCCTATGATATGACATGGGATACTAGTGCTAACGCATTAGACTTTCCAGACAATGCAAGTGCTGTTTTTGGTACAGGTGACGATCTTACAATTAAACACAATGGTACAAATTCTTCTATAGTAAATACAACAGGGGAGTTGACAATACAAGGAGATGGTGTTACAATACAAAGTGACACCGGTACTGAAAAGTATATGGATATGGATGTTAACGGTGCAGTTAACCTATATCACAACAATGTAAAGAAAATAGAGACAACAGCAGATGGTGTAGATGTTAGTGGAGATATTAGTGTAGGTAATATCAATTTAGATGGAAACACAGTATCCTCTACAGACACTAACGGTAACATAAACCTATCACCAAATGGTACAGGTACTGTTGTAATTAATACTGATCTTGATGTAGATAACATTAATATTAACGGTAATGCTATTACATCTACAGATACCAATGGAAACATTGATATAGATCCAAATGGAACTGGTATTGTTACACTGAAATATAACAATGCGGATGTGCTAGAAACAACTTCTAGTGGTGTGACAATAACAGGTACAGTAACTGCAACTACTTTTAGTGGTGCAATAAGTGGAACAGTTGCGGCAGGATCTACAGGTGTAACACAAAGTCAAGGTGACAATAGTACAAAACTAGCAACAACAGCATACGTAGATGCTGCAGTTACTGGGGGTGGCGCAGGATCTGACGCAAACGCACTTGCATTCGCAATAGCTTTAGGGTAAAATAAAATGGCAAACACTTTTAAAAATTATGTAAGTAGTTCGGCTGTAGGTACTTCAGAAGTAACAATCTACACCGTACCATCAAGTACTACTGCAGTTATCATTGGTTGTAACATAGCTAATGTAACAAGTAGTCAAATTAAAGTTACAGTAAAAGTTGCAGATACACATGTTGTAAAGACTGTGCCTATTCCTGCAAACTCTGCAATATCTGTTTTAGATGGTAAAATAATTGCAGAAACAACCGATACTGTAAAAGTAACATCTGACACAGCAGCAAGTGCTGATGTAATAGTGAGCGCATTGGAGCAAACATAATGAGTAAGTATATTGGTACTCCTGTAGTAAGTCTCAGTACGGATACTGTAAACGTAACAGGAGATATTACGACTACAGATGCTACGCCAGAGGTTATCATAGTAAATGATACACATGAGGATACCGATGGTGGACGTGAAGGTAAAGTCACGTTTAAAGGACAGCAGTCAGGTGGAGAAGAAACTACACTCGCACAAATACAGGCTTCACATGACGGTACATCAGACGATGAAAAAGGCGATTTAATATTTAAAACTAATGACGGTTCTGATGGCTCTAGTCCAACTGAGGCTATGAGGATTGATTCAGACCAACAAGTAGGAATTGGCTCTACTCCCACTGCTCCTCTTGATGTTCGTACATCAGGTGCATCAGGTAAAGCAGCAGAGTTTCACAATTCTTCAGGATTTGGAATAGATATAGGTAATGATAGTGCTTCAGTAGCTTATATTTCTAGTGGTTATGCTCAAGCATTTGCTTTTAAAACTGACCCATCGTCAGGTCAAACAGAACGTATGCGTATTGACAGCAGTGGTCATGTGTTGGTTGGAACTACTGATGACCAACCACCTACCAACAACGATGCAAGCGGTATTGCTTTAAGAACAGACGGTAAGGTTGCAGCAAGCCGCAGCAGTGGTATTTCTGGTGACTTTAATAATGGCAGTCAAGGAGATATTCTTTTCTTTCGTACAGCAGGTACGACTTTGGGAACAATCGGTGTAAAATATTCTGACAACCTTATGATTACGGCTAAAGCGACTAACGCTGTGGGTCTTGAATTTACAGACTCTGGCCTTGTGCCTACTACTAATGTTCCTGCAAACTCAGATGACACACATGATTTTGGTTCAACCACTCAAAGATGGAGAGATATATATGCAGGTAACGCAACTATCCAAACATCTGATGAAACAGAAAAACAACAAATTACTGCACTTACAAATGCAGAAATAACAGCAGCAAAAGCACTAAGTAAATTGTTTAAAACTTTTAAGTGGAATAGTGCAGTAGAAGCAAAAGGTGATAATGCTCGAACTCATACTGGTGTTATTGCTCAACAAGTAGAAACTGCAATGTCAGACGCAGGGTTAGACGCAGGGAACTATGCGTTCTTCATTAGCACAACTTGGTGGGAAACACAGACAGAGGTTGCGGCTGTTGAAGCAGACGAAGAAAACGACATTCTAGCACAAGATGCTTATACAGAAATTCGTACATACAAAACACAAGAAGAAGCACCAGAGGGTGCAACAGAGCGCACAAGAATGGGTATTCGTTACCCTGAGTTACTCTCATTCATTGGTGCAGCAACAGAGCAAAGACTGACTAGCATTGAAGCTAGGCTAACGGCACTGGAGGGAGAATAACATGTCAGGATATATAGGCCCAATACCAGTACCACAGGGTACACAAACTAGACAATCATTTACTGCTACTGCTAGTCAAACATCTTTTGCTACAGCAGGTTACACAGTAGGATTTTTAGATGTGTACTTAAACGGTGTAAAACTAGTTGATGGTAGTGACTTTACAGCTACGAATGGAACAGACATTGTTCTTACACAAGCTGCATCTTTAAATGACACTGTAGAAATTACTATCTTTACAGGAGTAGATACTACTACAGCTTCTGGTGGTGGAAGATATAAAGGTGAAAGAGGCACTGTAGGTGCTGCAGGTCAAGCAGGAGATATATTTAGAGTACATGAAAAGCAATTAGATACAGATGTAACTATTGCAGCTACAGAAAATGCTATTGCAGGTGGTCCACTTACAATAGCATCAGGTGTTACTCTTACAATAACATCAGGGGGAGATTTGTCTATTGTCTGAGATACGAACAAATACGATAAGCGCAGCAAACGGCACTGGCCCTGTTACGCTGACTAAACAGAGTGCTGCTAAAGCATATGCTGATTTTAACACAAGTTCCAACAATACTATTGAGGACAGTATAAACATTGCCTCTAAAACAGATAATGGCACAGGTGACAGTACGTTAAATTATACGAATAATATGGCTAGTGCCAATTACTCTTCACAAGCTAATGGCTCTGTTAATGCTATAGGTAATACAAACATGTATGGTGCTGATGTTCTAGGAAGCGGAAAGGTTGCAGCTAGTTGCCGAGTGCAAGTTTTTTATGACCCCGGTACGGTAACAGGTAACGATTCAGACCATCAAAGTTTACTAATTCATGGAGACCTAGCATGAGTACAATAACAGTTACAAATATCAAAGCCACAGGTGAAACAGCTAGTCGTTCTGCTACAAGTGTTGCGGCTGCTTGGAATAGCTTTGTTGGAACAGGCACTGTTGCACTTAGAGATAGTTTTAATACCTCTAGTATAACAGATAGAGGAACAGGTGCATACACTACAAATTTTTCTAATGCTATGGGTAATGCTAATTATTCACACACAGCATTAAGTTCAAGGAGTGCTGATGCTTCTCAAGTTGGACTTTTTTGTGGCAATAGCACTGATTCAAGCGCACCTACAGCATCTGCTGCTCAAATAAGTGAAATAGCAGGGGCTTCTAGTTTTTTTGACATAGACCTTATTAACAATACTTTTCACGGAGACTTAGCATGAGTACACTAGAAGTATCCAACCTCAACGATGGCACAACAACTTTAGCAACTACAGTTATTACCAATGGTTCTGCAAAAGTTTGGTGTAATACAAATCAAGTAGGAACTATGGCTGTTCAAGATAGTTATAATGTAAGCAGTATTCAAGACCAAGGCGCAGGATTTAATTTACATAATTTTACAAGTGCTATGACTAACAATGTTTATTCTACTACTGCTTGTAGTGAATATAATACAATGCAAGGTATTAATACTGCAGGTGGGTCTAAAACTGCCTCTAGTATGGGAGTTGTTTGTATGAATAGTAGTGGCTCTTATGAAGACAGAAATGACACTTGTATACAAATACAAGGAGACTTAGCGTGACACACGGACACCTATGGGATAGGTTGGCAGAAGCTAAGACAAGGCTAGACCCAGTGCAATCTAAGTATCGTGTGCTTTTTGAAGACCCTGCTACACCAGATGAACCTGCCAAGGTATTAGTACCAGATCCTAACTGGATGGCTTGTGCGTTAGAGGGTGGAATACTGCCACCTATAGAGACTTATCAGCGTGACAGAGGTGTGCCTGATGGAGAACCTAAAGAACACCCATACGCTGAACCTATCGGTGCTATGACAGAGGAAGAAGCAATAGAATACTTAGTTCAAAAAGATATAGACCCTGCCATATGGCGAGACTATAAAGGTAACAGAACAATTATGAAGATTGTACCTGTTGAAATGATCCCTAGTGATCGTTCATTTAGAAATGCATGGAGAATTATGCAATGACAACATACATTAATATAAATGGAGATGTACGTGATGCATCTTCTCTAACTGTACCAACAGATAGAACCTTTCGAGAGGCTTGGACATTCAACGGAGATGCTGTTGAAATAGATATGTCTAAAGCTAGAGATATTCACAAAGATAATCTCAGAGCAGAACGTAAGCCTCGTTTAGAAGAGTTAGATGTATCTTACATGAAAGCTCTTGAGTCTGGTTCAGGTGCATCTGCTATAGCAACACAAAAACAAACCTTGCGTGACGTTACAGCAGACTCACGTATAGCTAACGCAGCAGACCCAGACGCTTTGAAAGCATTGGACTTGTCAACTCTATTAGGAGAGTAATATGACTAGAGCGAGAGAACTAGCTGAACTAGGTTCGGTGTATGATAACAATGCGTTGTCAAATCGTAATATTTTAATGAATGGCGCACAAGTTATAAGCCAAAGGGGAACTTCGGCTATTACTGCATCATCTTCTGCTGACACATTTATTACAGATCGTTTTAGAATAAGCAATTATAGTGACGCTACATTCACTGGTCAACAAGTTGCTGATGCACCAACTGGTTTTGAATATTCTTGCAAAGTTACTACAACTGGAACTGACACATCTTTAGCAGCAGCCCAATATCACAGATTTATAACTGCGATAGAAGGCAATAACATGAACCATCTTAATTATGGTACTGCTAATGCAAAAACTTGTACGCTAACTTTTCATGTAAAATCTAGTCTTACTGGAACATTTTATGTTTTTGGATTTAACGCATCAGCAAACCGTTCTATTGTTGTTGGTTACACAATAGATGCCGCAAACACTTGGGAAAAGAAAACTCTTACAATAGCAGGGGATACTTCTGGTTCTTGGAACACTACCAATGGTGCAGGGATGTATTTTGGTTGGTTACTAGGGTCTGGTACAGATAGACAGACTACTACCACTGATGTTTTTCAAGCAGGGTTTGTAATGGGAAAATCTGACCAAGTAAATCTTGCAGGAACTAATGCAGCCACATGGCAAATAACAGGCATCCAGTTAGAAGTTGGTACAAACAGTACGCCTTATGAGCATAGACCAATAAGTGATGAAATGCTTAGTTGCCAAAGGTATTTCTATAAATTGCCTATAAGTAATTATGGTCCTTTCTTTTGTACTTACGTTAGTACCCATCGGTTCAGCCACATTTGGTTCCCAACTAGAATGAGAGCAACACCAACTTCAACTACAACAACAAATGTTGGTGCAACTGAATATTTTGCACAACCAACGCATACTAAATATTTTGTTGCAGCAGCTTATGATGGCACATCCAGTGTGTACCATACAGCCTTTGAAGCAGATGCGGAGTTATAAATTATGAGTATTATTATGAATGTTACATCAGCACAACATAATGAGTTTGAGGGTCAGGACACTGGTTGTGTTACAGCAACAATAAACGGTGTTGAAATGAGTGTACCAAAAGACCCTGACAATCGACACTACCAAGCCATTCAAAAATGGGTGGCTGAAGACGGTGGCGAAATTCAAGCTGCCGAATAAGTAAATAACAAAGGAGAATGACAATGGGAAAAAATGAAAAAACACCTATCGTTATAAACGACAAAGAATATTTAGTAGAAGACTTAACACAAGAGCAACAGGCTATGGTTAATCATATCTCAGACTTAGATCGTAAACTATCAAGTGCTAGATTTAACGTAGACCAGTTGTCTGTAGGACGTGAAGCATTTGTCAACATGCTAACAAAGTCTTTGGATACACCAGAAGAAAAAGCTGCATAATGAAACTTGAGCAAGTCATTGGTGTAATTGCACTTGGTTTATTAAGTTGGGGGTCACTCCAAATATACCAGATCAATGCCAAAGTCTTGCTCATGTCTTACAAAGTAGATGAGAATCATAAGATGATCAAACCTATGTGGGAAGACTTCTTGATTCGTAACTCACAGGTAGCAAAGAAATAATGGAAAACATGAAACTTCCTATAGCCCTTGTTATGGCAATGGCTGTACAACTTGCAGGTGGTGTCTGGTGGGTATCTCAACAGGCAGCTACCATATCATCATTAGAAGAAAACGTAGCACAGTTTGCTAGTCGCATGGCTGTAGAAGATACAGTAAATCTTAAACGTGATGTACAGGAAAGTAAATCTGACATCATGGAACTGTGGGAAGATAGTGAAGAAATATGGGAAGAGATGGCAGCTATGCTTGCTTCTTTCAATTCCATTAACGAATTAAAACAAAGAATAGCTTTACTGGAAACAGAATTAAGATACATGAATCGTGAACATAATAGAATGATAATGAATGACGATGGAATGTAGATATGATAGACCCTGCCAGTGCGATTGCTCTTGCAACTACGGCCTTTTCTGGAATTAAGAGAGCTGTAGCTGCAGGTAAGGAAATTAGTGAATTAGGTAAAGACATATCCTCTTTTGGTAGGGCGGTATCTGACCTAGACTACATGGGTAACAAAGCTAAAGATCCACCTTTGTGGAAAAGGCTTGACCCTAAGTTTGATACCTCTGCAATTGAGATATGGGCAGCGCAACAAAAAGCCAAAGAAATGCGTGAAGAATTGAGACAACACATTAGTCTCTACTACGGACCTTCAGCTTGGGATAGTATTGTAGCTATAGAAGCAGAACAAAGAAAAATGCAGAAAGAAGCTGTATACCGTAGACAGGAAAAGATAGACAATCTAATAAACTGGGCTATTGGAATTGTCATGGTGCTTACTGGCTTTATTATATTCGGTGCAATAATATACTTTATTGGTAAACATCGTGGTACTTGGTAATAGGAATAAACAATGATACAATTTCAAGGATTTAAACCAGAGTCTATGCCAAAGATTGCAAATAGTCTCGGTTACAATGGAGACATGCAAGGCTTTCAACAATACTTGGATCAGAATAAAGACAAACAAGATATGATGAACCAGTATATGCAGAAAGCACAACAGATGGCTAGTGGTGGTGTTCCAAGTAAGTACAAAGGTTTTTCTCAATTACCAGAAGCTGTACAACAAAAGATTGACCCTGACCTTGCAAAAGAGTATAATGTAGGTGGGGCTGTTCAAGCGCAACCAAGACAGTTACAACAACAAGTTACTCCTGCACAAAATATTGCTGCAGGTTCTAGTATACCACAAGCAATGACTCAACAGGCCATAAACCCCGGTTTACCTGCAGGTTCTGCTGTTGTTCCAGTTGGTACACAAATTACAGCAGGACAGTTAGTTGATCCTAAATCTGGTCAATTATCTGGACAGGCTGCAGTTCCTACTGCTCTTGCAGGTACACAGCAAGCTGCAACGCAGAGTGCTACACAAGCAGGTCAAATGCAACCTACAATGTCTGCACCAAATGTACAAACTGCACAGGCAAATGCTGCACAAGGTACACTTAGTCGTAATGCAGTAGCACAGGCTGCACAAACAAATCCCCAACAATTATCACAATTAGGTTTACAAGCTGCACAAGGTCAGGCTTCACAGGTACAAGGTGCTCCTGCTCCTATGCAGTTTACTACAGGTCAACAGATTAGTGGCTCTGCTGTTAATCAAGGACAAGTACAACAAATCTTTGGTCAACAACCACTGCAAGCAACTACAGTATCTGGTGAGTTAGATAGTCTTATGCAAGACTTTCAGGGTGGTAAAACACCTGCGTGGGCTGCAGGAGCTATGAGAGCAGCTAACGCAGCTATGGCTGCACGTGGACTAGGTGCATCATCAATGGCAGGTATGGCTGTTGTACAAGCAGCTATGGAGTCTGCATTGCCTATTGCTCAGATGGATGCAGCCAACAAACAACAGATTGCAGTAGAGTCAGCAAGACAACGTGCTAACTTTTTGCAGATGGAATTTAACCAAGAGTTTGAAGCTAAAGTTAAGAATGCTGCAAGAGTATCTGAGATTGCTAATATAAACTTTAATGCGGAACAACAGATAGCTCTTGAAAATGCTAAGATGGCGCAGACTATGAATTTAGCTAACCTGTCTAACAGTCAGGCTAAAGTTATGGCAGATGCTGCAGCTATGTCACAGATGGACATGGCTAACTTAAACAATAGACAACAGGCTGCTGTACAAAATGCACAAGCATTCTTGCAAACTGACATGGCTAACTTGTCTAATGCACAACAGGCAGAAATGTTCAATGCACAGACACGTGCTCAGTCTTTGTTTACAGACCAAGCTGCTGCTAATGCTGCACAACAGTTTAACGCTACAAGCCAAATGCAAACAGATCAGTTCTTTGCAAGCTTGGCAAGTAACAATGCACAGTTCAATGCATCACAGGCAAATGCACAGGCACAGTTTAACGCAGGTCAGGTAAACGTACTTGAAAGATTTAACACTGAGATAAATAACCAACGTGATCAGT